GAGTGTCGTTCGTTCTGACTCCATCTCGGCGCAGAGATCGCGAGGCAGAAAGTCCGTAATCTTAGCGCCCTTGGACCATGCTGCCATCGGTGCCCATGCCGCTAGCGCATGCTGTAGGTCGCTGCGATAGTAGCCCCATGGATCAAGCCTTATGAGTGCTACCCACTCAGCCAGCTCTGTGCTACTCATCCGCTCCTCGATCTCGCCGACCGTCATACCGAGATGACCAGCGAGCCGAAATAGCACCCGCCTGAGCGGGCGCTTGGCTAGTTTTTTTCCACGTCCTCAGGTCGCAGGCCTACCAATTTGCAGGATGCGTCCCAGAGCCTATCGATCGTCTGAGCAGGCATGCTGCTGACGATGTCGATATCTTTGTCGGCAAATAGGCGCGCACCCTGCTCGTCGCAGATGGTGAGCACCAGCAGACGGGCGCGAATGTTGGCGTATCGTGCCGCGCCCTCATTTTCAATTTGCCACGCGTCCCACTGGTCGCGCTGGCCTGCTGTGATCTCTCGCAAACATACATCTCCGCCCCACTCCGGCACGAAGATCGTGACGATGCGGGGCTTTGCCATTCCAATAATTGCTGCTCTGTCTAGTGGCATTAGGTGTTACTCTTGTCGCTCAGTTGCAGTGTTACCGTGTACCTCAGCGCCTCGTCTGTAGCGCCAATATCAGGATACCCGATCTCGCTGATGTATCCATCGTACACTGCAATTGTATCAATGTTTGCACCACCAAGATCGACGGTCACGCGAGTGTGAACCTTGGCGAGCCGACGAGTATCGAGCAGACTCAGCAGGTTAGTCGCAGTCGCGGTATCGTCGAGATACAGTGTGAATTGCACTGTGCCTGGGTCATTTCTGACGGGCACACGTTGCATTTTCGTGTCGCTTAGTGCGGTCACATCGGCGAACGTCGTAGATCGCGCGTTGGCTGCGATGCTGATCAGCCCGCTCAAAGCTGCTGTAGTGCCTGCGGTGCTGCTGCTCAGCGTCGCATAGGCTGCGGTCGTTCCCGGTCCTAGTACATTTGGCATGTCGAGACTCCTTTACTGGTATGTGCCAACTACGTCAATTGTAGTCAGCCGTGCTAGCTCGTCGGTCCCATCTCCCCCAAGCTCGGATTGATCCTGCGCTTCCTCGATGCGCCAGTGATGGATGGTCACGCCTGAAACTGTATGGCGTCCCGGTGTAGCCTCGATCTGCTCTGCAATCCACACTAGGACGCCCTGCGCACTCGATCGAGTCTCAGCCACTGCCGTCAGCGTAACACGCTCTGTGATCACCGCTGGTGTGCCCCTCAAGAGCATCTGTCGCTGAGTGCTAATGCCCTGATAGACCACATAGGGCAGCGATGAGCCCACTGGAGCATTCTCTGGTGATATGCCACCGGGTATGGTTGTGGAGTAGTCGGTGCGACCGACGAGGTAAGTGCGCAGGAGTTTGCCTAAAGCACTCATACATCACCTGCGTCGGGTGTGATTTTGCCCTTGGCAATCAGGTCGTCGATAGCCATCTGGAGATAATCGACGGTGATGTCGGAAACCTGCCCACTATTGGAGTCGAGCGCAGGGCGGAGAAAGGGCTTAGGGCTAACTCTTATTCGCTTATTGCTGGCCCAAATTTTGGCGGTAAATCCATTTTCCACCAGATGTGCATACTTGGCGGGCTTTATTGTGATAGTGACGTTGCGCTGTGCTTTTTTGGCAGCAGTCGGCTTGTAATAGGCAATGAATACTTTGGCTTCGCTATTGCGCTTTGGCCCAATGATGGCATTCACCGCGCCCTTGCGGGTCGTGGCGACTTTCACGCCGATGCTTTTTTTGAGCGCTTGGCTAGCGCCATACATGCGCACCAACTGATCGCCGACACGCATTGTCTCTTTTCGATTTGGTGCTTTAGCCTTGGCCACTTTGGCGACCTGACCGCCGACCTTGCGGGCCGTTCGACGTAATGCTGTACGGATAGCTACCGGGAATTTTTTGAGCTTGGCGACCAGCTCTACTAGCCCATCGATATTGAGGGCGCTGCGTATGGCCATCACGCACCTCCAGTCGTGGTTGTCGTGGTCGTCGTAGGTGCTGCCGTGGTTGTCGTGCTGGTCGTGGTCGTCGTGGTCGCTGGCGCATCTGACTCGACCTGCACAGCCGTGATCTTGAGGTGTTTATTTACACCATCAACGGTGCTTAATCCCACGATGTTGAGCGTGATCGCTCCGTAGATCATGCGGTGAGTCGGTAGCACATCGGTGCGGTATCTCATCGTGACCGTGTAGGTCGTGACTGACGACTGCATCAGAGCGCTCTGTGGCTCGCTGCCTGGAGTCGAGATAACGCTGGCCCACACGGTCGCGTAGGTGGCCCAAGTGCGGATAGCCTGACCGTAGTCATCGAGCGCATCGGTCGCAGCCTGCAAGGATACGCGACGACGCATGTCTCCTACTACGGTGGCGGCGGGCATCAGCTATACCCTCCATCGGAGTAGAGCCTGAGCACGCTATCAACTGCCAAGGGCACCTCAGATCCAAACGATCCAACTGCCTCTCTGTGCTCGTACCAATGCGCTACGAGCATCATGATTGCAAGGCGCAGGAGCTGCGGTATGCCCGTGCTGGCTGAGCCATACCCTGCGATCCAGTCGATCTCAATTGCGCCACGCTGGAGCGGGTAGGTGACCGGCCAAATGCCGCTTGGTGGCAGCACAAGTAATGGCGGGTTATTGTCGAGCAAAACTTCAAAATCACCAGCGGCATACGTCATCGTCTGTTGATTGCCATCACCGTCGTAGTATCGGATTCGCGGTGTGATGTATGCGATGCCGGTCACGAGATTAGCCGCAGCCTCGATCGCAGGCGACCTTGGCAGCTCGATGTCGTAGGGCCAATTGTCCATGGTCAATCGGTATGCGGTATAGATCAGGGTGCGGCTAGTGTAACGCTCTACCATTTCACGTGCCGCGCTGATCATTGCAGTGATGAGCGCATCATCATCGCTCAGGTCCACGCGCAGGTGGAGCTTCGCCTCAGCCAGTGTTACTGGCTCGGACGTGCCACGCGCGAGGATCTTGATGTTCATCGTTTCTCCACGTTTTTACGACGCTTATTGTCTGCAATGTCTAAAGGTGGTGGAGCCGGTGCTGCTGGCTCCTGATAGGGCTCGGCGAGCCCAGCGGATACGAGCCGCTGGGCGTCATCGCCAACAATGTCCAGAACCTCGCCGGGCATGTAGCTCACGAGAGTGCCAACACAATGTATGAGTATTTTCACTCTCATGAGTCTACCCCACATGATTACGACGCTGGCTGAGTGATACGGACGATCGCGGCGCTCTGAGCCACTTTGGAGTCAGAGCGGCGCACTGCCATAAAGCCGGTCTGATAGGCATCAGCATAGCGCTCGTTCATGCGGATGATTTCAATATCGCCCGCATCACGGATGTAAAACTTGCTAAAATCGCCGAACAGAACAGTTTTGGCATTGGCAGCGATTGAGCTGGCCATTGCGTTGTTGACGATCACCGGATAGCCCAAGAGCCGCGGTGCGTTGCCGTTAAGCAAGTCGAGGAACAGTGGGCGGCTCTGTGAGTCGGCCAGTTGAAGAATGGTAGACCAGATCGACTGGTGCATCATCCATGCGCCATTCTGCTGGTATCCAAAATCGAGGGCATTGCGGCATGCCATGATATTGGCCAGCGTAATGGTGGTTGTGGTCGCGCCAGCAACACCAGCCGATGAGCCGGTGACTACACCCTGAGGAGCAGTCGTGCCGTTACCAGTTGCGTGGTCAGTGGCTTCCTTGCGACCAAGACGCTCGCCGAGCAAACCAGCAACTTCGGTCGCAAGATCCAAACCGGAGTCACGTAGGAGCTCATTGCTGAGCAGTACCAGCGACTCGGTGCGGTATGCGCCGAGGATGATCTGACCAAATGTCATGTCAGTAGCGGATGGTGCGGTGTTTTCCGCGCCGATCGCGCCAGGGTTGCCAGTGTCGTCGATCGTCGGGAATGGCAGGCTGTTACCCGACTCGGTGCGGATGACGCGAGCGACATCACGAAGAGGGTTGAAGTATACAATTTTCTTTTCCAGCTCGGCGAGAAAGCCCTGCGGGATGGTGTAACCACCGGCACTGGAGCTGGTCGAGTTGGCGCGAGTCAGCACGATGCGATTGCTGCCCAGGTTGAGGCCTGAGCGCTGAGCTGCTGAGCGGTGCTCAGGGCGTGCATCGTTGCCAAGGAACCAGCCGCAAAGAGCGGTTTCACGGTCCCGATTAGCGCGCTTGTCGTCGAGGTCGCGGGTGAACATTGGCACGCCCACTGGTGCTGGTCGTGTGCGGCGTGAGCTTGCGCTGAGCACATCGCTGAGACGTGCGCGAGCTGCCTGCTGCTGAGCTGCTGGATCTGCTGCTGGTGCTTCTGCTGGCATCTCTTCGCCAGAGACCTCTTCAGCCATTGCAGCCTCGATAGCTGCGATGCGAGCATCGTGGTCAGCGATGAGAGCAACGATCTCATCGACCTTTGCTGTCTCTTCTGGTGTCCACTCACGAGTCGATGCCGACTCATGGTAGGTCTTGGCCTGCTCTACTAGACGTGCTCGCTCTGCGAGCAGGTCGCGACGTGATACGCTCATACAATCCTCCCTGCGCAGCCGAGCTGCGACATAAGCAATTTTCGGCCTCGTAAATGTACGCTTAGCCGCAATTGGCTAGCGCTCCACTGATCACGCGACCGTATCGCGACCGTGGTGTCCGGGTAGGCGGGGATGGTGACAACGGAGACCTCGATGAGCTCGACATCTGTCACGGTCCGCACTCGCACTGTTTCCTCGATTGTCCACTCGTCAGCTCTCACAATGAAGCCAAACGACATTTGGTTGACATCGCCGCGCTCGATGAGTGCTAGCAGATCTTTGGCATAGCTTGTATCTGGCGGATAGATCTCAACGCCAAGGCCATTTTTGTCGGTGCTGAGCTTGAGTGTGCCCGCACTGCGACGACCTAGCACCAATGATGAATCGTGATTGACCAGGGCTCGCACATCGGCGCTCTTATCCTCGAGCGTGCGCGTGAATGCTGCGGGGCTGATGCGCTCACGGAACCCGCCCAGATCCTCGCTCAGCGGCCCGTAGACGCTCGCATAGCCCATCAGTCGGCCAGCATCAGATGAGACGGTAGAGAGCAGTCTACGCTCCATTGTCGTCCTCCTTATCCATCTGGCCAGCTACCTTGTTCGCCCATGTTTGCCCCGGATCTCCGCCCCATAGCGCCCAAGCAATGCGGCCAGCGCTCGGGAACCCGTCTTGACCGGGCGACCATCCCTCGCCCTTTGAATCAACGGCATGGCGGGCAAAATAACTGACCATCCGCCCGATTGTGTCGGGGCTGATGTTGCTGCCATTGCTCAGATCTCTGGCTCGAGCAACGCCTACCTCAGTGCCACCGCGACCATATTCGGCGCGCCACGCTAGACCTCGAGCTGCCTCTTCACGAACGCCAGCAGGTGGAGAAAAATCAATATTGTCGTATTTTGCTCGTCGCTCAGCAGGCATCGATCGCTCAGTCTCTGTTTTGCGCAATGGCAGGATCGGTCGCCATTTGATGCGCCATCCATGCCTACCACCTGGGCGGCTCGGTGGCACTAGCTCACGCTCACGCTCGATACCGCAGACACGGCAGCGATTGGTCGAGCCATGCTCACAGCTCGGGATCTGGTGCTCGGTCATGGCGAGAGCAAGAGCGATTACAGTATCGCTGGCATATGCCTCGAGGTCGTTGGTCTCTGGCGGTGCTGCTGGTGCTGCTGGCAGCGCTGTAGGATCGACGACGACTGGTGCCACAGTAGGATCGGCAGGCGGTGCCTGAGCTCCGCCCATTGACGATACGGGCTGCATGTTGAGCGGCTGCAAGAAGACATCTCCACCCTCGATAGGGTCGAGCTGCTCGAGCGCTCGGATCTCGTTGACGCTGAGCCATCCCCAGTTGCGGCCGATGGCGTATGCGCTGTATCTCGCTGCTAGGTCGGTGCGCAGCAGCCCCTCGACGCGATGCTCGACGTAGTAGCTGCTGCTGATTGGCAGGAGCAGTTTATTGCGGACCTCTTGCTCGATGCGGACAAGCCATGGGCGCAGCGTCTCGCTCAAGAACGCTTGGTTTTCCTGCTCAAGCGAGCTGTACGTGCTGCCACCAGTTGCTCGCAGTTTCGATACTGGAATGTTGAACCACCTAGCGATCTCCTCGAGCTGAAAGCGCCTTGTCTCGAGGAACTGCGCATCGTCAGGCGGTATCGCAGTCGTGGTCCATTTCATCCCTTCCTCGAGGATTGCCACCCTCGAGGCATTATCGATACCAGAGTGCAGACGTTCCCAATCGCCGCGCAGGCGACCGCGGGCATCGTCGCTGAGCCTGCCGGGATGCTCTAGCACGCCAGACGGGCGAGCGCCACGGCCAAAAAATGATGAGCCAAATGCCTCAGCAGCGATGCCTAGCCCGATCGAGTCTCGAGCCAATGACACGACGCTGGCACCGACGTAGCCATCACCACCTGGGCCACGCAGATGCAGTACGTCAGATGCTGGTATGTAGGTCGCACGAGAGAAATCGTCGCGATAAATATATTGCAGATCGCCGTTTTCGCTTCGTCCGACCTTCATGTTTTCGGCACGCAGCAGCCAAAGG